GGAGTTACAACAAATGATATTACAGACGTTGTTATACCGGATAACTGCCTTGAGAATGCAGATACGATAGAAAGTTATAACCTGTACGCTTACATTTATTTAACAACAGATCAGGCAGGAGGGACAGGGTATAAAATTACAATCCCTGTTAGAACCCGTGCAAAACCGGAAACTTTTGATGGCCCAGAAGAGCAAGAACTTTTCAAAGAAGCAATCAAGGCGGTAAATAATTCGGCAAATAGTGCTACACAATCGGAAAAGGTCGCTGAAGCCTGGGCACATGGACATAAAGAGTTTCCTGATCAGGACAAAGATAATGCGGCATATTACGCAACCGAGGCAAAAAATGCTGCTGCAAGTGTATCGGGCCGGGTTGCAGAAAGCAAGAAAGAAATTGATAACTATGTAAAAGAAAAAGAAGAGGCGTTAAAAGGCGAGACAGGAAATGTTTATTTCGCAGGCTTTGCAGTCGTAAAAGGTCGGTTAAAAATGTATTCAGACCCTGCGGTAGATAAGGTACGTTTTCGCCGGGAAGGTAGCCGTTTAAAATATAAGTTGGCATTATAAGCAGAAAGAAAGGTGAGAAGATGCAGACAGAAAATACATATGTTGAAACCGATTTGGGTAATATTGCATTGAATCCGCGAGGAGAATATTTGGATGAGGCATCATACGAATATCTTGATATAGTAAGTTATAAAGGTGGCTCATATATGTGCCTTGCAGAGCTGACAAAAACCGTCAGCGGAATTGCACCGGTGCAAAGCAAAAATACAGAACACTGGCAGATGTTGACCCTACCGGGTGGATTAACGTCAGACTACATCACAATGCATGACGATGTAGTCAATAAAGCAAAGCAGGTTGAGACATCCAGGGCGGCTGCAGAGCTGTCTCAACAGGAAGTCGAAGCGGCACAGGCAGACGTGAGTCAGATGCGGCAGGATACGCAAGAAGCAGCAGAAGAAGCAGCATCTAGCCGGGACAGTGCGGCAGGCTACGCACAGTCAGCAGAGGCATCGAGAACGGCGGCGAAAGAGTCAGAAGATAATATTAATGCTCAAGTAGTCGGTTTTGATGCACATGTTGCAGAGAAAACGTCTGCGGCAGAAATATCGATTACAGAAGCAAGACGGGCGGCAGTCAGCGCTGTATCTACAAAACAGGATAATGCCACACAGGCTGTGACGGATGAAGGCAATAAGCAGATAAAAAATGTAGAGGACGCCGGAACAGAGCAGGTTGGCAAGGCAAAAAGTGCAGGGGCAAGTGCAGTGAGTGCGGCAGATGCCGCTGGAGTGTCAGCGGTTAATGCAGTCAAAACACAGCAAACTGCATCCATTAAAGCAGTCGCGGACGAGGGAACGCAACAGGTGACGGCTGTCAATACTGCAGGAAGTACACAGGCATCCATAATAGAGACTAAAGGTGCAGATCAGGTTAAAGCAATACAAGAAGCTGGTGAAAATGCTTTGCAAAACATCAGTGATGGTGTAGATAAGGGTTTATCAGAAGAAGGTAAAGCTGCAGATGCAAAGGCGACAGGAGAGGCGATAAGTAATCTAACGGAAGATTTAGATAATGTATATAACACTACTGAATTAACACCTGTACCAACGAATAAGATTACACCAACAGAAATATTAGATAAATCAGTATATTATAATTCGACATATGGATTATTAGGATTTACAAATAATGGAGATAATCTTAAATGTAATATATATCCTATAATAAAGGGCAAATCTTATTATTTGAGAGGAAATGGTAAAAACCATGAGGGTTGTCCGGTTGCAATCTTTGCTGAATCATACGTTAGTGACGGTACTACAAAATATAAAGAAGTCGTATCTGGAGAATCTGAAAAGTTGCATAATATTAAAAAGTCCTTTAAAGCCTCATATGATGGATATATATACATTAATTGTATAAATGAATCAGATGGATTATTTAATGTAGAGTATGTATCGAATATACAAAAAATAAATAATAGTTTAAAAAATGAATTAGATTGTAAATTATCGCTATATGGTGAATTTCAATTAGTCGAATCGACAATTATTAATAATAAAGTTTTTAATATAAATAAGCTAACTGAGCAGAATCAATCCGATGGCTGTTATATGCGTGAAAAAATCAACAATGATGATGATATTATACGAGTATCTGGATATTCATATTCGAGTAATATCAGTTATCCACTGATTGCATTTTTTGATGAGTACGACAATATAATTGAATATTATGGCGACGCTAGTACATTGTATTCAGATAAAATATTTAAGATTCCTTACAGAACAAATTACATAATTGTCAATGGAAAAACGTCTAATATTAAAGTTGAAAAATTTATTCTTAAAAACAATTTAACCGAAACGGTAGAGTCTCTTAAAAAACAAACAACGTTTGCTAATATAAAATCAGTTGAAAAGCAAAATGAAAAATACGAGATAAAGAATATTAAGATAAGTGATTTTGAAATAATTCAAAACAAGTTGTATACGTTTGCAGCTAAAATGGATGAATCTGATAGATATAGTACAGTCTTGTTGAAATTTAATTTAGAATTAAATAGTATCAAAATTTTATATGGAGCAGGTGTTTATGGTGGTGCATTTTTAGATAAAGATAAAAAATACATTTCTTCAATTAACGCAGGCACTTTAGATGTTGTAGTTACAGTACCACAAGATACTACATATATTGCATACACTTACAGTAATGGAATGACTGATTTTGAAATTGGGGTATTATATAATATCTATGAATCTAAACAGTTCACGGTACCGGGTATTTCACATTTCTTAAATCCATGGGAAAATAAGAAAATAGTATTACTAGGTACATCTGTTGGATTTGGATCTAATGCAACTACTTCATATATATATGAAGCATCAAAATATCTTGGATTTAACTTTGTAAATACGTCTGTTCCAGGGTTAGCAATCCATACGGAATCAGATGGTCGTCCGTTAATATATGGTTCAAGCTCATTGAGTGTTTCGGAATATGCTAGCAATGGGAAGATTCTATCTACAGCTCCAGTTGATTATGTACCAGGAGGAAAGTATAACACGTATTATCAATCATACGAACGTATATTTACTGACAAAAATGCAGATGCAGATTTATGGTTGTATGCAGTCGCACCGAATAATGATAATTTTGATCTTAAAGATTGGAATGATTTTAACAAATCATCGTGGAAATATAATGACGAGAGTGGATTTGACGAACACAGGACTACTTTCATAGGAGCATTATTATTCTTAATGAATAAAATGTACGAACTTAATCCGAATGCTCGCATGGCGTTCGTGTTAGATAGTGCTTTTGCCTACGGTGATTCACAAGGCGGTGGAAACATAAAGACTGTGGCGAATTATTGGGGAATACCTGTAATTGATTTATGGGGAAAAATTAACAGGTCACCGAAATCTCTTGAAGTTATCAAAAGCAAAAATGGTACGGACAGTCACCCATCAACGTTCGGTCACGAGAAAATGGGCATGATGATGGTCGGAGAATTGTTGCGGATTGGTTAACTAATGGAAGATTTAGGTAACTTAGAAAACGACTTAAATAGCGTTATATTAACTAATAAAACCCCTATTTTTGGAGAGGATAAAGTAACTGGAACTCCATCAAAATTTACTGCGGTGTCATTGCTTGGCAATACTATTGAAATAGATAACACTGCTAGTTATATAACGGGAACTGTGTTATTTACACATACCGTTGCAAAAAACAAAGAGTATAATATCGAATTAAATGTTGTGTCTGGTTCAATTTATTCTTTTACAGTTAAGAGTTATAGTGGAATTACATTGATAAATGAATCAAATGTGGAAGGCAGACAAAATTATTCATTTACTACGGATGATAATGCTAAAATAGAAATTATGGTTATGGTAAGATATACTTGCCAAATCATGAAAGCTATAAGTTGCTATCTTATAGAGAGCGATTCAAAAACAACAATTTTACCAGATGCCTTGCCAGATATTCCAAATGAAAAAATTTTGCAAATAAATGCAGATAAAGTTTACAACGAATATATAGACACAAACGATTCGCTTTATGCTTCTAAACAGCTAGGTATGGCACATCTTTATACAAACGGTCTTTTTGATACAAAGGTTAAAGACGGAGATTATGAAGTTATTGGTGGGGCATTATCGGAAACAGGAAGTACAAGAATAGGCATAGAAGCAAAAACGGGAAATAAAACGCTCAGTTATCCACGTTTAACAATTTATGATAAAAATGGAAAAATAAAGGCTTTTGATAAAATTGTTTGCGAAGCAGGAAGCGTAAGCAATCCGGCGGTGGAGAAGAATATTTTATTTGTTGGGGATAGTCTCATCGCATACAAATATTTTTCAAAGCATTTTAAGAATTACTTACATGATTTAGGACTTACAAATTTTAAGTTGGTTGGAAGAGTGATAGACAGCACAGACGCGGATAACAAATTCGAAGCAACAGGTGGCTATAGTTGGGATAATTATGTAAATGACCCGTCTACACTCCCTAGTGGCTATCCTAATAATTGGTTCTGGTATAACGGCAAAATTGACCTTAATCATTATATGGAAACGTATTGTGATGGAAAAGTGCCAGATTATATCATTTGTAACTTAGGATGGAATCATAAGGTAAATTCAAATTATTCTTCCGACATTGACACAATTAAATCACTATGCAGAACATTTCTTGATTCAGTACATGAGCAATATCCAGATTGCAAAATAATTCTGAATGGAATCCATCATGGTATGCCTAATACTTTTGCATATACGCTTGATTATAAGAAATTTGCTATTGAGTTGGGACATACATATAATGCGATAGCGAAAGAAACAGCATATAAGAACTTCGTGATTTATTGTGATGTTGCACCGTATTTCGATGCCACTATTGGTATGCAGACAAAAACAAGAACAGCGTGGGGAAAAGAACAGACCTATGTGAGCGATTATGTACATCCCAACGAAGAGGGATATAAAATGCACGCATTTGCTGATGTTTGTGCGTTTTTATATTTAGTTAGCTAAAGAGGGCATAACATTAATAATATTATTAAGGTTAATAAAATTAATAATAAAACATGGCAAAAAAGAACGGGAGTCGTTCAAACTCCCTTATCTTTTAGCCACTGTTCCATTGCTTTTCTTACGCACCAGCTGACACTTCTTTCTTCGCGTGTGCAGTATTCCTGAAGGCGTTGAAATTGCTCTGGATCAAAGCTTACGGATTGCCTGACAGCTTTTTGGCTTTCTTCTTTTCTTGGTCTTGCCATATTACTACCTCCGTATGTTTTTGATTATAATAGTAATAATGTTATGTTGCAAGAATAAAGATTGAGGTTAAGGCTTGTGATAGATGCTTCTTTTGGCGTATAATGACGGTGAAAGGAGTTGTTATATGTTAAAAAATAAAATGAAAAATGGAACATTTATTGCAATGTGTGCGGTGACTGTGTTATTTATCGTTATGCCATTATTTTTGCAAGTGTCAGTTATTAGAAAGACTGTGGCATGGCTTTTATCTGGTTTGAAATATCAGGAGTATAAAAGTGCATATTTGGGACTTGTAGGTGGACTTCTAGGAAGCTGGTTAGCCATTACAGGAGCTATTTATACTCAACGCAAATTTGACCGGGAAAAAGAGCAGAAAAGATCAATCGAAGAAAAAAGGGCAAGGGAGATAGATAAGGATAATATTAAAGAAATATGCAGAGAAATGCTGTGGAGTGAGATATATCAAAACGATTATTCACTGAGCTGTGATAATTGCAATTTCATAAAGGCGGTTATAGAAAAAAGTAATCATTATTTTTATAGTGCGACTATTCATAAAATCACTATCAATAATTGGAAGTTTGTTAGAGATAAAGTTATTAGTATGGACCTTGTATTAGCGATAAAATTAATGCATTTGTATAAATATTATGAATTTATGACAAACTTTGAAGGAAGCGGAAAAGATGCGTTTATAAAAAGTTAGTTAGACTTTGGAAAATATAAGGAGTATTATCAGGATGTTGTAGAATATTTAGAATTTCCGTGGGCGAATGATTGAAAGGGAATGTTTCCTTTTTGAAATAAAAGCGTAATAAGTTATACGCAAACTGGATTTCAAAAGAGAGAAAGAAAAGATCCCAAACTCCTTGAACAAATGCGAAGCATTTTTCACCAGGGATGATTTTAGGAAAAGGAATTTAAAAAAGAAAGGGTAAAATCCGACTTGTGTGATTTAAAATCACTCATATATAAGTGAAGTAAAATCACAGATATAGCTGTGAAAATAAAGCACATATATAGAAGTGAAATAAATGCACAGGTATATAAGTGAAAAAAAGCCACAGATATAGCAATGAAATAAAAGCACACATATAAGAGTGTATTTAATGCACAGATATATGTGTGCTTTCTTTTCGCAAAAGTATGTTAAAAAATTTCTTCTAAAAATTTCGAAAAAATAAAATATGTCATGATACTCATGTAAACAAAAAACGGAGCTGAACTCCAGACTCGCAATCAAACAGTTCAGCTCCTTACCCACAAAGGCATAAATAGTATAGCATATACTTCTGTCTTTGTGTAGTTGCAAAGGAGGAGTTTTTATGCAGGAGCAATTTGTTAATGAGTTCATGGCAAAGGTAACTGATCTGATTTCAGATGCCGATTTAAATATCGTGTATAAGCAGTTAATGATTCATGTCTCTGAGTATGAGGTTCGCAAAAAGAGTACGGAGGTAGCAATCTATGAGGGCTATTTGCCAGAGTGCTACGAGGTTTTCTTTGTAACGAGGAAAATCGAAGGTATGAGTATGAAGTCATTAGAGTTATACAACATGGTTTTGAAACATTTCTTCTATTGTCTTAACAAAAAGATTGAAGAAATAACAACAAACGATATCAGAGTATATCTGTATAAGGTCCAGCAGGAAAGACAGCTCAGTAATGCCACCTTAGATAGCCGAAGAACGATTATCCACTCATTCTTGGAGTGGGCGGCAAATGAGCAATACATAGGAAGCAACCCTTGCCGGAGTATCCGGCCAATCAAATATGAAAGACCGAAACGAAATCCTCTGACGGCGATAGAGCTAGAAATGCTTAGAAACACCTGCCAGACAATTCGAGATGCCGCGATCATAGAGTTTTTATATAGCACCGGTTGCCGCGTAACAGAGATGGAACGGGCAGATATTACAGATGTAGACTTTGCTAAAAAAGAAGTGCTGCTGTTTGGAAAAGGCAATAAACACAGAATCTCTTATATCAATGCCAGAGCTGAATTAGCATTGAAAAAATATTTAGAAATTAGAAAAGATGATAGTCCAGCATTATTTGTATCAGAAAGAAAGCCACATGGCAGGATTAAAAAGGCTGCAATAGAAAAGCGTGTGCGCCAATTAGGAGAAATGTCTCAGATAGGCAGGAGAGTATATCCTCACTTAATCCGGCATACAACGGCTACAGACGGGCTATTCAGAGGAATGCCAGTGGAAGAGGTACAGAAGCTATTAGGACACGTAAATATCACAACTACGATGATATACGCAGAGGTGTCCGAAGAAAACACGAAAAATGATCATAAGAAATATATCGTATAAAGGAAAACAGCTCCCGAAAGAGCTGCTTTAAAAAATATGAAAAAAATAATTAACCTTGAAAGATAGGTCAATGATGTTATCATAACATATTTTGTGTAATACACAATGGTATTTTTTAATACTGTTGTGTATTTTTTTTATTCTCAAGGAGGTGAGAAAAGTGAGAATAGTAGCAACAAAAAACAGGAAAAGAAAAAAGAAATTCCCATGGAGAATCATACTGGATAATGGGCGAAAAATCCCGGTACCAAGCCAGTATAATTTTAAAACCGAATTTATCAGGCGACATGGATGCAGTTTAGTCGCCTTTTATATGGCCCTTAGATTTAAAAACATTAAAAAGAATATGCAGCAGTGTCTTGCATATTGCCGGAAACATTTAAAATGCGGTGCAAAGTATCCGCTGACGGAAATTGCGAGGGGAATCAATATGATCTGCTCGGGAAAGCCGGCTGTCTATCATAGAGTTATGAGTAATGACAGACTTGAAGCACATCTTAAGAAAGGACATATGATTTTATTCGAAGAGGGTTCACCAATCCACACTGTTGTTTTATTACAAGACAACAATGGAAAAGTGTGGCGGTTTTCGGACGGCCATAAAAATGTGACAACAGTCGAAAAAGAAAACAAGAAAAAGTGTACGAACGAGAAGTACAGAGGAATAGTAGTTGTGAAATAGGAGGAATGGAGATGGATGCTATTATGTTACCTTTATTAACTTGTTTATTTATTGTGTTTGATTCAATTAGTGGGAATATTTCTGCTTGTGCTAATCATATCTGGAAATCATCAATAATGAGAAAAGGACTGTATCACAAGTTTGGTTCAATTATGCTCGTTGCTCTTGCTTATTTGATTGATTATGCTCAAAAATTTGTAGACCTCGGTTTTCGGGTCCCGATTGCAGCAGGAGTATGCGTCTACATCATCCTGATGGAATTAGGCAGCATTATTGAAAATATCGGAAAGATTAATCCGGATTTATTACCGGCACAGATTCGCAAAATCATTGGATTAGACAGAAAAGAGGACTGATAATATGAGAAAATTAATTGATGTATCAAGTTATAATGGAAGAGTAGATTGGAAAAAGGCGAAAGTATATGGTTGTGAAGGAGCTATCCTGAAAATCGTCAGAAAAGACCTGAACAGAGATAAAAAGTTCAACGAGAATTTTGTAGCTTGCAATGAGAATGAAATCGGCTGGGGAGTATATAATTATTCCTATGCTACTACAGCCACAAAAGCTAAAAGTGACATGGAACTGGTCTGCGATATTTTAGATAAGATTGACAAGGAATATTTTACTTATGGCGTGTGGTTTGATATCGAGGATAAGGTACAGGCAAGTCTGAGCAAAGCAAAAATTGCTGCAATCATTAACGCAGCACAGCAGGTTGTAGAGGAGAGAGGTTATCTGTTCGGCGTTTACACCGGCATGAGTTACTACAACGAACATATTGATAGAAAACTCGTAAAGTGTAATAATTGGTGGATTGCTCGCTATTATAACGGCAATAAACGGATGCAGATTACAACAAATCCAGACGAAGAAAAAAAGCCAGTGGCGGCCAATATCGCATGGCAGTACACTTCGAAAGGGAGATTTCCCAAAATAATCTCAAGTGGCAATTCTGGTAACTTTGACCTGAACGTGCTGTATAAAGAACCAGCAACGAAAAAAGTTGAAGAAAATACAAAGAAACCTGTTAAGAAAAAGACCGTATATTATCCGAAATATAAAGGCAAGTCGAAATCGCTTGTGGATGCACTGAAATCATTAGGTATTAACTCTAGTAAGAGTAATAGAAAAAAGGTTGCAAGTCTTAACGGAATCAAAAACTATAGTGGTACTGCTTCACAGAACACAAAGTTGCTTAATTTATTAAAACGAGGTAAACTTATTAAGTGTAAATAAACTATTTGAAGTGAAGAAAGCAGTTCAAAGGTGGCAATGCCACCCATTTGCCACCGAGTCAATACGGCTAGATAATACTTATAGAAACTAAAATGTTAAACAAGTTGAAAAAAGTAGTATTTTAGCTAGTAAATGAGTCTTTAAAAAGCTATTGAAAACTTTGCTTGAACATAAGCAACAAACGGTGCATGTGGAGACGGTTGTACTGCTTTCCCACAAAAAGCCAGACGGACATATCAACGTAAAAGTTGAGTTTGGTGAGGGTGAGGGAAAAGTTCCGCTTGATAATATCGCTAAAAGAGCCGAAGAATACAAGCCCAAGGAACGAGTGACCTACAAAATGATAAAGGAGTACATAGAAGCGAAATATGGTTTCAAGGTACATGCCGCATATATTGCGGAGGTAAAAAGGGATTTAGGCTTGCCGATGTATGATGCTCCTAATGCAGTAGAAGAACTGAAACAGCCGAGGAAACATCCGACGGCAGAGAAAGTGGAAGCGATAAAGGATGCGTTGAAACATTTTGAGGTGATTTAATTGTAGCAGGGAAGGATTGCAAATGAGTATAGATAATGTAATTTCCATAATTATTAGTATATTAGGTTCTTCTGTAATAACGTTGATATTGTCCACATTTATTTTTCAACCAATGCAAGATAAGAAAAAGTATGTTTTTGAGGAAAAAAAGAGAGTATATGAATCTATAATTGTATTTGCGCAAATTGTACTTTTTCCAGCCGAAGCGAAATTTTCTTTAGGAGTTGCAAGGTATAATATACAAGAGTTATCAGATGATGAAAATAGAAATAATGCAATAAATGATTTGAAGATGGCAATTCCTAAGTTGAAGTTAATTTCAAAAGATGATGTTCTTGTCAAGGAATTAGATAAATTTATTCACCAGAAAAGTGAGGAACAATTTAATATACTTGTAAATCGATTGAGAAAGGATTTATACAAATAAAACTAGGTGTCTTCGGAGGTGTTTATGGAATAAAAATTTTATGATGAGATAAAGAACATCTTGATAACAGCAAGAAATAAAGTCTATCAAACAGCCAATTTTTCAATGGTTGAAGACTATTGGAATATCGGGAAATCAATCATTGAAGAACAGGGCGGCAATGAAAAGGCGGAGTATGGGACAGGTTTATTGAAAGAATTATCGAAACAAATGACTCAAGATTTTGGAAAAGGATTTACTGTTGCCAATTTGAAAAATATGAGGCAGTTTTATTTGACGTTTCCAAATGGCTACGCACTGCGTAGCGAATTGAGTTGGACTCATTATCGGCTTTTGATGCGTGTGGAAAATGATAAAGCACGAGAATTTTATATGCAGGAAGCCGTAAAATCGCAATGGAGTACCAGACAGCTTGAAAGACAGATAAATTCTTTCTTTTACGAAAGATTATTATCCAGTAAAAATAAAGAGCAGGTTGCGGCAGAAATTCAGACATTGGTGATGGCAAAAAAACCAGAAGATGTTATCCGTGACCCGTATGTATTGGAATTTCTTGGACTGACACCCAATGATGATTTTTATGAAAGTGATTTAGAGCAAGCGTTAATTACACATTTGCAAAAATTCCTTTTGGAACTTGGCAGAGGCTTTTCATTTGTCGCAAGGCAGAAAAGAATAACGTTTGATGGACGCCATTTTAGAATTGACCTTGTATTTTATAATTACATCTTAAAATGTTTTGTATTGATTGATTTAAAGGTTGGAGACTTAACACATCAGGATTTAGGACAGATGCAGATGTAAGTTCATTATTATGAGCGAGAGCTTATGAATGAGGGAGATAATCCGCCGATAGGCATTGTGTTATGTGCAGACAAGAGTGAGTCTGTAGTTAAATATACATTGCCGGAAAATGAAACACAAATTTTTGCTTCAAAGTATAAATTATATTTGCCAAGCGAAGAAGAATTGTTGAGAGAATTAAATTAGGAATATCGAGCATTGGAAGCTAGTAAGACAGAAGAATATATTGACGGTATGAAAAAAGAATAAATTTTACATCAGGGTGGTGCAAAATTTATGGAACTAATATTTTGTGTGAAAGAGGATGCACGTGCAGTATTAGTACTGTATAAATATTGCTCATATTTCTGTGGTTTTGTGGAGATATGTTTTAATTTGGTATGCATGTGGAGACGGTTGTTCTTTTGTCCCAACAAAAACCAGATGACACGATAGAGATCGACTTAGACCTGGATGAGCTGGATGCCACCAGTGCCGAGTTGAAAGCAACCTATCAGGAAATCAAGGATTATGTGCTGAAAGAATCTGGCTTGAAGGTTTCAAGTTTATATATTTCTCAGGTAAAACGCAAATGTGGAATTGAAGTGGGAGAAAACTATAATCTTCCAAAATCAGAAAATGCAAGAGTTCCACAATGTCCGAAAGAAAAAGAAGAAGCTATCAAGGCTGCCCTGAAATATTTTGCGATGATCTAAGGACATCGCTGATTTCAAGGAGGAATAACACATGAAAAGCACATTTGAAAAAATGGGTGGAACCTACATTGGCGCAGACGGAATTTACTATCCGAATCTTGTCAGTACAGATGAAGAACCGCATTATGGGAAATATGGAATGATGCGAAAAACATATCTGAAAGAGTATCGTCCGGCAATGTATTCACTGTATATGTTGGAAGACAGACTGACAGAACATCTGAATACTGTGGACGATGAAGCACAGGAGAGAATGGATATTCTGGTGCGTCAGATGATGGATAGGCAGGGCATTACGGAAGAATTGAAAGTTCGTGATCAGATGGAATGGGTCAGAGCGGTAAATGGTATTCGTAATATGGCGGAAGAGATTGTGTTAAATGAATTGATTTACAGGTAAACAAATAGCTGAACAGGTAGGAAGAAAAATCCTATTTGTTCAGCTTCTGCATTTGTAAGGGTTCAAGAAGAATCAAATTACAATTCCATATCAGGTGACCTTTTCTAAGTTCCGGAAGGTTGTTTTTTTCTGCCATGGTTATAAGTTACACAGATTTAATTATTCCATAGTATGGCTTAAAAAATATCCGAATATAACTTCACAGAAATAATTATAATGGGGAGATTATTTGATATATTTGTGCTAATATTCTGCAATTCTACTGCTAGTCGATTGATTTATGCGTACTCCCATTATAATATGTGTGCAGGAGGTGGATGTATGTATCAAATTAGTAATGAAAAATTTGGTTTATTTGTAACCGAATTAAGAAAGGAAAAGAATTTAACTCAAAAGGATTTGGCTGA